TCTAGCTATAGCCTTATCTATAAGATTTTATCTACCAGAAAACTTTTCATACGACACACCTATAACTTTATTTTTCTTATAAAAGTACTTTACGATGCAAAAGCAATTATTTGTGAGCACCATTAGTGAAAACAAACTTGGAAAAGTCAAAGCGTTTGTAACGACGGAACGATGTGTCGTTCGACTGTCGAGTGATGATGATTACCATAATTTGTCGGAACTTTTGGAAGTTGTCACACCCTGCGAATCAGGGGAGTCAACCCAGATAAAGTGGACTGCTTCGGCCGTATACAAAACGGCAAAGCGTGTTGAGTTTTTTCCTATCGATTTCAATTCTTCCCATCCTCTCCCCCCCTTCTCGAGGGCTTGTAACTTTTACCATATTATCTTACCGCTTATGTGTGAGCTTATTAAGGTAGGTGACGGTGCCCGAGTCCTCGTACAACCCGTATCATATTTTGTTCACGACCAATTAGTCGAAGCACTCCTATTTATCATTCCTCAGAACCAATGTTTGACTGAGGGTGATGGGGGTGTTCAAGACGCCCAAGGTGGTCCGTTTTATCATATATCGGATGTAATTTTAGAATTCCTTTGCCCCTTTTTACTTGTTCAGTCCAATATCAAGAACCGATCAAATGATGGTTCTAACCAAGTTTCTTTCTTATCTGCTGATCCTGGTATGTATTTCCATTTTATTTTGGAACTGCTTAACTTTGATTCTTTTGATGAGAAAGAACTTGAAGAGGTCATCCAAGACCTTAGTTACACAATCACATGCGATTCGTTATTTAAACGTAATCCAACCGTTTCACATTCATTTAAAAAAATATTTGATTTTTCTTTCTATGATCACATGAACAATAGTTTTTGTTTCTTTTTACAAGACCTTGTTGATGATGCCTTTAATAGTGGTTCTCGATCTACTTGCGAAATTGATCACCCTTTGTTAGATGATAACGAATCCCGTTTACAATTGCAATTTGCTGGAAGAATGTTTTCTTCGCGGGAAACTTTCCACGGCTCTATTGTAGCTGAAATGTTTGCTGACAATTCTTTTGGTAGAATGTTCAGTAAAGATAATGCTCCTGCTCCACCTAAGAAATCATGGCTTGAAAATAACCTTGGTTTCCCCATTGATAGCGTGAAGCTACTTGTTGAGAAACTCCATTCATTCATTGACGATATTAATGAAGGTGCAAAGAAGGCTAAAGACTCTTTTTTCCATTATCTGCCCAAAATTACTATTATCATTTACTGCATTACTCTCATTTATGCTGCCTATAAAGTTATTGTGAAGAAAGATTATTCCTTGCTAACTGGTCTCGGTATTTTTACCGCCGCTGTTGGTTTCTGTTTGCCTGAAGAAATTCAGATTATTGCAGACAGTGTCATTCAGATGGAGGAAGTTCATACTGAAGGTCCGTTTGAATGGGATAATATTGTATCTTTGCTTACTCTCGCTCTAGCGTTTTTTGCTGGAATGGATTTGAAGAAATTTAAATTCTCTGTCAAAGATCTTATGAGTAGTATTGGCAACTTGCCCAGACTTGAAAAGGGTGTTAGTCACCTCTTTGATAGTGTCACTAGAATCATGAAGGGTGCCATAAATTGGATTAGGGAAACCATATTCAAAATGCATCCAATCCTTGAGAATACTAGTGGCGTTGCCGATGTTGATAAATACTTGGGCATGTGTAAACCGCTCATTGAGAGATCGTGGAATGTTTTGCCTCCTTACAAATTAGAAGACTATAACGAAATTATGAGACTCCAAACTATTGGTGGTCAGCTCCTTTGTTCCAAATCTTTTGGTACTACTGAAGTTGATACTAGAGTTAGGAGGATCATATCTTCAATGCTTATTCTATTAGAAAAGATACGCAGACCCTACGATGCATCACCATTAAGAGCCAATTTTACCAAGTGTGAACCCTTAGTTATACTTTTCCAGGGTGAACCCGGTCAAGGAAAATCTTTTGTTGCCCTTCAGGTTGCAAAAGCACTTACTGAACTTTTGTGTCCCGGTGCTCGTGATAGAGTACAGGAACATGAAGCAGAGTATATTTTCCAGAGAGCACCTGAAACTGTTTATTGGGATGGTTATACTGGTCAATTTTGTACCATGGTTGATGATCTCGGCCAGAGTGTCGATGTCAAAGGCCAAGCTGACTCTGAATACATGAGTTTTTTTAGAATGGTCAATGTTTTCCAAGCCCCATTACACATGGCAGAGCTTACTCAAAAAGCTAGTACATTCTTTCAGTCTAGATTGGTTATTGCCACCTCCAACCACACCAATTTCCAAACAATTTCTAGCATAAATTTCAAAGATGCTTTTAGACGAAGATTCGATGTTCCTGTTGGAATTAGAGTTAACGTCAAACAAGATGAGAATGGTAACTACTTGTATAGTAAGATTGCCCCCAATGGAAAACACATGCTCGATATTAGTAAATTCTGTAAAGATTCAATATGTTTTGACATATATGATAAAGTAGCCGAACCAGGTGAAGAGAGAGTTATTAAGAACACACTCAATTTTACAGAATTTATTGATCATTGTAAGAGAATATATGCCCTTAAATCTGTGACCTTCGAGAAAAGTATTGAGAAAGCCAAGAATACCATCCGCGAACTTTTTATTGAAGTTGATGACGATTTCAACCTCGCTGGTGAATTCAATTTAGCTGAAGACCCTCTTGACAAATTGGCCAGGGATATTGCTGAAGAACCTGAATTGGACTCTTCTAGCGATCCTGAAGATTTTGATAGTCCCGGTGTTTTTGGAGATTTCCATGCTACTGCCATTGCTTCTGAGACTAATATCAAAGATTACCATAGGCAGAAGAAGGAAATGGATAGATTCTTACGATATTCTTTCACTCCTGGACAACCTTTGTTCGTCAGGGTGACTGAAATGGTTCAGAAACAATACGCTAGAATTGGTGTATTCTTGTACGAAACCTACTTTGCTGCCAAGAAGACTTGCAATAAGTTGTGGCAATCATTTACCAATTGGGCTGAAGATTCCTTTATTTCAGTCATTAATTATTTGGAAAGTTGTAATACATGGATAGCAACGGCCGTCACTGTCACTTCCGTTACCATTGCGCACCTGTTCACCAAATATCCAATTCTTAAATGGTCTGCAACAATCCTTGCACTTGTTGGTGTATATAAGTTGTTTACCTGGATGTTTTCTTCCAATGATAAAGATGTTGAGTCTGGTGGTCATGGAGAGTATAAAAGAACTATTAGGACCACTCCCAATGTTAAAGTAATGAATTTTAGAAGAGATGACAATGGTAAATTCCATGCGTATGATAAATCTACGGAATCTCCAGAAGAAGGTCCTTTTAATGATGTTCAGAAGAAGGTTTTGAACAAAAACACGCTCATAGTTCGTAGAGCTGGCATTGAAGAAATTTGGGCCAGAGCTACTATTATTCAGGGTTGTGTTGCAATCATGCCTAGTCATTACTTCACTGAGATGACGTTCAAGACTGCTTCAGGTCTATGGTCAGACCAAGACATGATCCAGTTTTTCTCTTCCAAGGACGTGCTTATCAAAAACACTACTGTCGAAGAGTTGTTGAAAACTGAACGCCATGAAGTTCCTAATAATGATTTGATGTTATTTTCATTACCTGGTAAATTGAGAACTTTTCCAAATATAGTCAAGCACTTTATTAAGGAGTCTGATTTGCCAATTAAATACATTGATGCATCTTTGTTGACTGTTCTTGATGAAGGTAATTTGCTCATACAAAATACTGATGTCAAACTATCCAAAGAGATCATGTATTATGGTGACACCTCCAATAATCGATACAATGTCAATCGTAGTTTCTCCTACATGTGTGATTCTATGCCTGGTGATTGTGGTTCCATAATTACAGCATGTAATCTTTCCTATTTTCCTGCTCCAATACTTGGTTTTCATATAGCCGGTCAGATGACTAATGAAGGTAAGTATGGTTATTCCAATGTTATTACTTATGAATTGCTTTGTGAAGGTTTGTCAATGTTTTCCGCAGTTGACAAAAATTCTCCGCCGTTGCTTGATCACAAGTATTTTAAACCAAGCGAAGTTGATCATATATACGACACGTTTAGAGTTGCTGGCAAAACCTCCCTTCCAGTTGGTAGAGCTTATAAATCTAAACTTGTCAGAACACCTCATTTATATGAATCACTTGGTTCTTGTGATATTGCTCCAGCTAATATTACGC